GAGAAAGCATCTTTGAATTTTCCTCTGATGTAAACTTGAAATTGGAAAATCCGTTCTTTTTTGCGATTTCCGCGCGATGTTCTTTTGACACATCATCTTCCCCAACCGCTTTTAATGCTTCAACGATTGATCCAGATTTTCCGGTATACATCGAATAATACTTGCTTGCATTTTTCTTTGCTCCACTTACAACGATTGCAGTGTGACCTTTTGTACGCGTCACAAGAATGTCCCCGTTGTAAAGCAGTTCTCCGATTCGGTAAGAACCAGCATCGGTAAACAAGCCGGATTTCAAAAGAATGATTCTTTCGTTTGCAGTATTGAAATCTCCTACATCCTTCCCGAATGCATGGATAATACAAGCGCGTACAAGGGACGAACAATCGCATTCCGTCTTGACCTTTGTGTTAATGCCATGTTTAATGACTCCGTAGCGTTCCGATTGGTCATAGCCGATATTTTTATTGTCAGATGCAATCTGCATAGCTTCGGCTAACTTCTCCGCAACCCTATCGTCCTTCGCCCTTAGCACGTACCATCCCTTAGAATGGTTGTAAAACTTCTGCGTAGACACTTCCTGTCCGGTCTGGTCTCCGGCTTTTCCACCAGAATAGCAATTTCCGTGTTCATCGTGTCTCGCACTTCCGATAATTACTGCCATAGCAATACCTCTTTTCTTAAACTATCTTTGGCTTTGGTAAATGTGATTTCCTTGATTCAGCCGCCCATGCTTCTTCTGCTTTAAGCATTTCTCGTATCTCTGCATCGGGATCGTCCGTGTTATGCTTTTCGATGGAATCATAGCAAGTTTCTTTCACATACTTACTATTACCCTTGCCGAATGTCGCGTCTATTGCGGTCACAAGTGCTGACGTTGCATATCTGCCGAACCACATATACATTTCCATATCGCGTTGCTTCCATTCTGCCTTATATGCATCCACATAAGGCTTAAGCAACTCTGGATTCATCATATCTATATCATCAACGGAAAATCCGTAGCCTTTCGTTACCATAAGGTAAAACGGACGGATTTCCGCAACGTAATATTCCCATGTTAATTCTTGTTGGCTGTCTTGGATGGAGTTTTCTTCGCCGGCGTTCGATTCTTCTTCTCCGTCTCCATCATTTGCGCTAAAAAACTGTTTGACTCCAACTCGGACTCTAACTCATTAAACAATTCAAGGCAGTTGATTTCGCCATTGTCAATCTTTTCGGAAAGCATATCAAGCACCTTCTGGAACTGCTCGTCATATCCTTCCTCTGTTTCGTAGTCATATCCAAACTCGTCCTTATGGTTTACTTGTAGTCCTACAAGAAGCATCTTAGGAAGTGTTTCAAGTAACAGTTTCTCTACAGACTCTAAGCTTCCGTCCTGCTCACTTACCGACTCTGATACATCTTTGATAAGATGTGACTTTAATGTTGGCTTAAAACCAAATTTGATTGAATATTCGCTATTTCCTAACTTAACTTTCATGTTTTACCTTGCCTTTCTGCCCTATATTGGCATGGGGCAGTGTTGCCACCGCCCCATTGTTGCTTATCTTATTGCTTCAAGTTCTGCTATCGACCGTTCATCCTCGCCTACCGGTGCGGTCGATTGCTCGTCCGACAGGCTTTTTACCCCACCACTGTTACAGTGAATGTTCCATCGTTGTTATCAACGACAGTCAGCTTATCCGTAACAAGCTCTGATGCTGTGCTTGGAATAACTGTTACCGTCATTTCAAGGATTTCATCGTTTCCACCTACATCGTTAGGTGTTGCTGTTGCAGTTCCTACATATGCGTACTTTGCTACACCACCAATACCGTCCGTTCCATACAAATGGATAATATCAAGTTTTTTATCTCCATATCCATCCACCTTTGAAAGATATTCTTTTTCAAGGTTTCCTGTGATTTCTCTTGAATCAGAAGTCTTAATTCCTTTTTCAAAAGTCTGCTGGTCATCTTCCATTGTGGTTGACTCAACAGTGTTTGGTGGTGATGCAGGACTTGGAACTGACTTAGCCGCAACCAAAAGATTATATGTTCCTGCAAAGTCAGCCTGTTTTTCCGTGTGCTCTTTTACAATGACACGTGTTCTATAGCTTGTTGATGCCATATTTTCTACTTCCTTTCTGCTTATAGCTGATCTAAATGCTCAACGTTTCCAATTACGCGAGTTGCGCGGAATGTAATTGTCCGCACTTGCTTGGAAATTGTTGGGATTACATTTGATACCTCAAACATTTGTTGCTTAAAAAAAGACACCGCATATGCTGCGATGTCCTTAGTTGCTTTTCTTGAACCTTTGTTTGTAATTGTGATCTGAAATGTTGGGCGAATTGCGTTGATTGTCTTTGCTTCATTCGTTCGTCCGGCTTCTGTGCCACCGATTTGTCTGACTAAAAGTGTCGGGAATGTTGCGGTACCGCCCGATTCTTCATCTTGCGTCACTTTAATTCCTCTTACCTTGCTTTCCATGTATGATTTCAAAAGGGAACATAAGGTATCTTCAAAATCAAGTGCCCAACTGTTTAACTCATTTTCCACCGAATACCTCCCTCGCAATCTTTACATACTGTTGAATAATCCGTTGCTCCGCATTATACATAGGCATTGTGGCTTTGATACCGTGGGTATAACGCCATGTTTCGGTCTTATCGTCCCAATAGTACCAACCATCTTCAAAAGCGTGTATTTGCCCCGGATATGTGCCGACACCGAATCCAAGTTCCGGTGCTTTTGGGTTCTCTTTGGAGTTATAAAAAATACCGGCTCCAAACTCTACTGCCAATAAAGTGTAGAACGGCTCTCTATCTTCTGACGTTACCGTTTTTCCTGTTGCAATCAGAATTGCGTTCGAGGTCATTAACTGCGGTGCTTTATCCACCCTTACCGTTATCGTGTTTCCTAATGGGGATTCCGATATGTGTTGTATTGCCGCTGTCTGACCTATCTGTGCAAGCCTAGAAACAAGTAAATCACATTTAGCTTGTAAACTATCGCGGTACTTTTCTAATTCCTTTATGGCGGCTTGTATGGACTTAGTGGATAGTGTCATTGAAATAGTTTTCTTTGCCACGCAATCACCTACTTAATATTCTTCCGAAGAAGAAACAAATCCGTGGTCAGTCCTTCGTCTGCAACGCCTTTTACGATGTAATCTGCGGTTTCTGAATCCACAAGTCCATCATCAGTGCGTTTGACCTCCGAACGTTTCCACACCACATCACCGGCTTTCAGTGGCAAATATCCTTTATCCGTGACAAGCTGACAGTATGATGTACTATCATCAATTCCAAATTCTTTCACAAGGGCTTCCGACAGCTTATTGCTGATATTGGCTTGGAATGTCGTAGGTTCTGAAAACCCTTCAACTTCCTCGCCTTTTGGAATCTTGTTGCCTTCGGAATCTAAATAAGGTACAAAGTTTCCATCGGAATCCTTGTACCCTTCATAGACAATATCTCCATTTTCGTCAGTTTGTGGGATGAATACCCTCTGACCGGATTGAGAATACTTCATTTCCTGCTTGTTAATGTCAAGCATTGGTGTTTTCCTCTGGGATTCCGGCAACACTTGTCAGAAGCGATAACACTCCGGCAAGGACTGATGCAGAAAGAACATATTTCCAATCCACCGCGCCCATAAATGCCGCCGTTCCGATTCCGGCAATCGCTGCCTGCGCAACAGTCTTGATTGCTCGGATGCCGGCTTTCTTAGTCCAATCCTTCCAATTCCTCATGGCTTTTATCTCCTTTCCCTATATGAATCTCTTCAATCTCATGTTTCATTTTCGTAACCATTCCATTTCCACCTAACGCATGGTACGCATCATACATCTCACAGAAGTTTTGATAGGCATATGACGGTATTTCTCCGATTCTGGTGTACTTTGCATGGTATTCAATAAGCTGGACGCGCAAAAGGAGCATTGTTCCTTTGCTGTTCGCATCCCTGCTTTTCTTTTGCTGTTTAAGAAGCCAAACTATATATCCAAGCACTATTGGCAGTGCCACAAGATAAGTTTGAATCAAAATACTTTTCATTTGAATCTCCTTTTGACGCACTGCCCACCACCGCTTAATGTGCGCCGCCTGCAACCATAATGGTCACGCTCAATCTTCTTTAATGCCCTATAGGCGATATTTACATAGCTTTAACAAACGGAAATACACCAGCAAAAAGGCTTTCACGGTCTTTCCATGTCCTGCTCACGCCGTTTTCGGAGAAACTTGCCATGTATGCTTCTCCTGCCTGTGACCGGTCGTACACTGCCAAATTGACCATAATGTTTTCATAGTTCTTAACATCACTGTCAATCTGGTCTTGCGTGTATGTGTCCGGATAGTTCCGTCTGCTGATAATCTCTTTTCTTGCCTGCTCTAAAAGCTGTTCAATCAAAGGGTTACATTCTTTTTCATCAAACACAACTTTATCGGACTTTTCTCCGGTCGTTTCGTCCTCTACCTCTTCTATATGAAATTGTTTTAAACGAATTTTTACTTGTTCGACAAGTGTGTATGACATAAGCGATCTCCTACAGATTAAATTTTGCAATCAGAATTTCTTTCAGTTCCGCACCGCTTGTTGCTTGTGCGTTTTCAATTCCCTGCTCTGCGGCAAGTTTCTGCAAGTCTGCGGTACTCATTCTGTTGATTTCGGTCTTTGTATATCCAACGGAAGATACCGGAGAATTACTCTCCGGCACCTCTTCTCCTGCGTTGTACCATTTACCATTATGAATCACTATATATGGATATTTCATAGTTGCACCCCCTACTCTTCGCTATGAACCTCATATACAAATGTGCTATCCATATTCTCGTATGATGGAAGTACAACCTCAGATGCAAATGTTGACATCTTCATAGGTGGTCCATACTCTGTCTTTGTAGCGACTGTAATACCTACACCATATGTTGTTACATCAACATCAGCTACCTGTCTTGCAGTTCTTTCTTCCGGTGTAGTGCCAAACCAAGTGCTTCCAAGGCTGCCTTCTGGAAGAAGTGTAACCTTGTTATCCGGGTAGAAGTACTGCTCTTTGCCATCATCATCAATGTACATCTTATCGTAAAGTACGATAGTGAGCTTCGCCCTCTTCTGTACCACCGAAATAACAGTATCATCGTCAACCTCAATAGTTGCTGTAAGGTTCTGTGCAAGAATTGAGTTTCTTATTTGTGCATTGTCAAGCAGATATTGGAATGTATTGCTGTTCATAAGTGCGTATCTAGCAATCTTACCCTGCTTCTGTAACTTCTTTCTTGCATTGTTAAGGTCTGTAAGTGGCTTTGAATTAGCTGTATCGCTCCACATGCTTGTGCCGGATAACTTTGCGTAATGGTCTTTTGCGTATGAGCCATCCTTATCGTAATCATAAGCGTACTGAACGCCATCACTTACAATAGCAATTACCGGATGACCTGCATTTGTAGAAAGAAGCGACATTCTCATACGCTCCGGTACAACTTCCGCACCGCTTACAAGGTTGTTAGTATCGTCATATACGCTTGATAAAGCACTCGCAAGGTAAGGGTCGTCTTCTGATTGAATACGCTCGATTTCAAGCATTTCCTCTTCACCAACTGTCATTCCCTCACGGAAAAATGCCATCTGCGTTTTTTCCTTACTTAATCCGCCTCTAGCTCTAAGAGTTGGGATTGTGTCAAAGTTGGATGGCGCAAGAGAAACCGGAAGTCCTTTATGTGTCTTAATCCAGCTTAAATCAAGCCCCTGCTTCTTTCTTTCTGGAAACCACTGTAAACCAAGATAAGGTATCTGATTACTAGCGTTTTCTGTTGCCGATAATGCGATAGACTTACTGTCTAATACTTCATTAATTAACATCTATTTACCTCCTGTTATTATTCAAATACAATCATTGGAAGAGCTGTCTTAACTGTTGCGTCATATGTAACGCCGGAATGTGCTTCTGCTACTTTCGTGTTAAGATATGCTTTCTTAAGCAGTACTCCCTGTGGTCTGTCCTCTGTTACATCAAACCTTAAAATGCCCACTACTGTAGCTGTATTGTCAGCCTTGCCGTTTGCTCCGATTGGAGTACCTGCTTTGACAATCTTCTTGCCCTGTGCGTTTTTAGTTGTCACGCCATCAAAATCAAGTGTTAATGGGATTGCTTCATTACGATCTCTCTTTAAAATCTGAACATCTCCTGCGTATGAAGTCTTTTCGTACTGCATATTCATTTCCTTTGCCATTTCTTACCTCCTGTTATTGTTGAATGTAATGTGATAAAACGTCATTGTTCTTAGGTACGTTAGATATAAGGCTTTCTGCTATCTTTTCAGCATTTGTCTTATTATCTGTACCGGCTTTATCGCCGCCAGCCGTGCCACCTCCCGGATTCGTACTGCCTTTTGCAATCTCCTGCTCCTTGGCTTGTGCTGCGGCGGTCTCTTTTTCAGAGATAATCTTTCCAAGAACGTCATAATCAAAGCTGCCATCGTCTTTTACAATTTGCGCTGCCTGCTCTGCGGTAACATTAAATTTAGATGCGGCATTGGCTCTCTGCGTGGCTATTGCCTGCGCTTTTTCAAGTTCCGCGATTCTTGCATTGGCTTTTTCGAGGTTCTTATTTGCCTGCTCGACTTCCGTGAGCTTTCCCTGCTCGATATCATCGAGCTGCTTCTGCAACTCTTCAGCTTTGTCAGCCTTTGTCTTGTACTCGTCAACCTTTGCTTTGGCTCTCTGTACGGAACTTCCGTAATCTGCCATGATCTTGTCCGCGTTTTCCTCGCTTAATCCCATAGCAATCAGATCTTCTCTCTTCATTCATTACCTCCGATATGTCATACGAATTTTTATACGGTGCAACGACACCGAACGACATTGTTGATTTTTACGCTCACAACTTTGCGAATTTTTATAAAATAAAAACAGCCGCCGATTACTCGGTGACTGTCTTATCTTTGTTTTTCTGGCTCTGTGTGCCATCTGTATTCATTTTATTTATCAATTCTTGTGCTTTCCGTTCCTGTTCTTCTACATCACCAATCGTTTTCCACAGATTATCCAAGTATGGTTTTGACAACAGGAATGTCTTTTCCGCATCTCCCCAAAGCCCGACAGATTTAATTGCCACAAGTGGATGAATACCGGCTTGTAAAAGCTGATATAGGGTCTGTGACTTGGTGTACATATTGTCTTGTGGGCTATGGTTAATCTGAACATCAAAGTCGCGCAAACTCAATCCTAAGTCGTGATCCTGTATACGAATCACGTTCAAAACAACTTTCGCAAGTCTTTTTTCAGCCGACTTTACAATTGGGTCTTTTAGTTTGGCTCTCGACTTCGAGAAGTCCCATCCGTTTCTAAGCTCAACCGCTCCTTGTGTATCTCCACCGGAATTATTGTTGTTCTTATTCGGTATGGCAAGAATGGACTGCGCATTATCCCACAGATCATCCTTTGCAACTTGGCACTCTGTCTGATTCAATTCTTGTGTCATAATGTCAACATCTGATTTATTCTGCTCATTATTGGATTTTACCGTCAGCGCATGGGAAATCTTCATTTTTTCAAAGGTTTCCGTGTCAATGTCGCAATTTACAAACTTTATCCAAAACTGAACAAACTGCTCAACGCCATCCATTCGGTTTGACTGCATTGTATTGATTGCATCCAATAGTCCGATCACAAGCTCAATATCAGAAATGCGCTCATGGTTGTTCGGAAACTCAACAATCGGGATTCCACCAAAGCCATGCAGTTTCCAATCTCGAACCTCTCCGTTCACAATCTTGCATTCGTAAGAGTCCGTATAGCAGAGTTTATACATCTGTCCATCAGCATCCTTAAGTTCTTGGATTGCTAAAAGTGGTTCTTCTGTGGAACGGCTGTAGATAACAAACGTATTCATTGGTGTCGGTGCAACAATTCTAAATGGTATATCTCCATTTTTTGTAATCTGCACCGCCTTAAATGACGTTCCGGTTGCTGATTGCCACTCTCCTGCCTTAATGTCCTTTTCCTGCTTATTAGCATCGGTTAGATAATCGTTAAATTCATCAACTGCATTGTTTATCCGATCATCGTCTTTCCTACTGATAAGCTGAATTGGCTCACCGTAAGTCTGACCAACCTTGAATTGAACAATCTCATAGGCATGGTTTTCAGGCACCTTATTGGTTATATCCGCATTTTGCACCTTTGTTCGGTACAATACAGGCTGATCGCCCTTGTAGTAGTTCCACAGATACCGAATGATCGTCTTGTTGAAATAAAATGCACCAATGCAGTTTCCGACAACATTTACGATATTGTCTGCCGTAATCTGTTCTACGTTAGCATATGCAATTTTTCTTCCATATCTGCCTTTTACAAGGTCATGAAAATACTGCTTGTTCATATAAATAAAACTCCACTACTGCAAGCGCGTTTCGGTATTGGCTTTGTTTCAATTTTGCCTGTTGCCACGCGATAAATCACAATATGATTGCATTTTTTACATTTACACGGATGGTCTATCGTAGATCTCCCATCATAATGTCCGGCAATTCTTCCACAATCCGGACAATATATAGTTACTTTTTCCATAGAAGTCTCTTTCTTGTAAATAAAAAACACCGCCATTTCTGACAGTGCCTTTTACGGGTTATATACTTTTGGGGGGTTGTAGGAATTTGTTTTTTCTACTCTTTTAGTATACCATGCAAGTTTTTGGAAATGTTGTGAAAGAGTGTGAACTATTGTGCACTTTTATGCACTCTTTCCAAGATAAATCCCGCCGAATTTCTTCTCAAACTCCCGAATAGCCTTCTTTCGGAGGTTCATGATATTTCTGTAGGAATATCCCATTTCTACAGAAATTAAATTCCAGTCCTTATTATCAACATAGTGCGCATACAGGACAATATACACATCTGTATTTTCCATACTGTCAATCTGCCCGATAATAACCCGGCGTTTATCCACGAATTCGCACACAAGTTCTTTTATCTCGTTCTGCAGGTCTGCAATTTTAGCAACAGCACTTCCCATTTTGTCCGGATCGCCGGAAGACTGCACATCAACCTCTTTGGGAGATACGGAAATGGAAGTTGCCATATTGGAAAGTTTTTGAATTTCAGACATTTTGTTTTTGATAACATGATCACATCTATTTATTTGTGAAAGATATTTGTCTGTTGTCATATCCTAATACCTCCTAAATGGGTTTACTGCCGCTTCTACCTTTGCGGTATTGTTTGGGTTTTCTATAAACATTTCAAGCTGGGTTAAACCGTCTGCTGCATCGTCGTGGTCATTACCGCCAATACTTACAAACATAGAGAGTTCATCCATAGCCGCTTGATATTCGTCATTTCTGTAATATCTTGTTACTCCAAGATCTGAATCTTTCTTCATTTGTTCCTGCGTCGGTCTGTGCGTATCAAGAAATATGAATTTTCTCTTAACATCACCGGAATATGCTATGATCTTCGATAACTTTTCAACATTGTTTGGTGCTTTTCTGCTTGTGCACGAGCATTTATAGTCCTGCGCCTGCAACTTTTCATCTACATATTTGCAATACAGATCTCCTCCGGTATTCCCCTCAAATCTTGTCTGCCGAATCTCATTTCCGATAATTCGTCCAACAACAAGAGGGATTGTTACCTCTTTCGGACCCTTATTGAATACCCAATCGTAAATATAAACATCTCCGTTTTCATATTCTGCCCCAATCGGCATTGACAAGCTATCGCCGCCGCCCCAGGCAACATCCACAACTCCGATGCGCCGGAAATCTCCGTCCGGTAGAATTCCGTTAAATAGTCTCAAATCCGTATAAAGCAATCCCTCGCGGACATATGGTTGTTGCATAAACTTAGCCATCCATTCGGCATTATCAAGCTTATCTCGCATATCCCGATAGTATTCCGTGGAAAATCCATTGATTTCATACGCGAAATTGCTTTCGTCATTTTCATTAAGTGCCGGAATCTTACGGAATCGGTATTGTGGATCATGCTCATATTGTTTTCTCATGCGCTCCAATGGATCTAAAACATTCCAAAGAGTACCAACCATCAATTCCCTTGCACCATCATTTTTACGGTCAACCATCTTGTTTAGGTACTCTTGGTATGTGTTTTCCATTCGAGTAGGGCTTAATGAATGCTCTCGATCACGAATCAAGTCATCGACATATAAATATCCATCTTTTGAAACATCGACCGCTCCTGTCCATGTTCCATCAATACCACGGCACGTTACTGTTGCGAATCTGTCCGGATCTCCAAGTGTAATTGTAAATTCGTCCGCGCTTTTGTCTGTCGGAAGCGTTGTGTTTGCGTATTCCGGATGCCAATAAGCAAAAAGTTCAGCAAACGTATATTCTTCCGTGGTAAAAAGATTCATCAGTTCTTTGTAAAATCCTTTTGCCAAAATACCAGAGTGACCACCCATTGCACTATGGCTGTTCGGTCTGCGCAAAGCCACCCACGCAAGGAAGAAAATACAGATAGTCGATTTGCCGACACGCGATGGCATTGACAATCCGTAAAATTTAATCTTCCGGTTTTCCAAATCTTCAAGATCTTGGGCAACTATATTCAGCGTCTTGCGGCGTGGATAATAAAACCGTTTACTCCAATTTCTTTTGCGCTCCATAAAGTAGATGAAGCTTTCGAAACGATAAAAGCTTTCTAACCGCAAGACTTCATAGAACTGATCCACAAGTTTGTATCCGCCTTTAATGTCGTGATTCTGCGCATATCGTTCAAGTTCCCATATGCTACCGCCCGCATTTTTCTGCGTATATTCGTTGATTAAAGCCTTTGTTCTTTCGGTTATAGTCAATCCGTAGTCAACGTCTTTTTCCGTCCGAATCGCCACATTGCACGCTTTTAAAAGGGCATCTATTACCTGTTCATCAACGCCTTTTCTCTGTATGTAGTTTTCATATCCATTTACTGCATTGATTAACTGCCTTGAAGCCAAATAAAAAGCACCTCCGCAAAAGCAGAAGTGCCTTGACTTCTGCCTATAATTTTTCTAGGTTAGCGACTAACTCCATTTGTTAGCCGGCAATTGTTTTTATTCGTTTGCTTTGAAATTGTAAATCGGTTTTATAATGTCAACTATTTCAACAGTGTCTTTTATATTTCCAATTATTTCATCCATTGTTTTATATGCCATAGGGCTTTCATCAATCGTAGATGTATTTACAGATGTTGTAAATATTCCATCCATTGCTTTTTGATACTCTTCTAGCAAAATGCTTTCTTTTGCCTTTGATCTGCTCATTGTTCGACCTGCTCCATGCGGTGCTGAATAATTCCAATCTTCATTTCCCTTGCCAATTCCCAAAATGCAACCGTCACGCATGTTTATCGGTATCAGTACCCTTTCCCCCATTTTTGCAGAAATAGCACCTTTACGAACAATATTTGTATCGTGTTCAATGTAGTTGTGAATTGTTTGAAATTGTTCCGTTTCTTTTGTAACTTTCCAATCCATACGGTAACAAATAATTCTCTGAATGGTTCTTCTGTTGATTTCCGCAAACTCTTGGCATAATTTCATATCGTGCAAATACATTTCTCTATGTTTTCCAACAAGATATGATAACTCTCTAGGGATTTTAGTTGTATTTGCTTCGTAGGACTGCTTTAATTCTTTGATAGCCTTGCTGATCTCTCTTTCTCTTTTACATTTTTTGTATTCAGCAATCAATTCCTCGCTATCTTGTTTAAAGTTTGATTTTCCCGAAATATCGTCAATCGCCATTTGCTGATATATTTCTGCAACTTGTTTTCCGACATTTCTACTTCCTGAATGAATAACAAGATATTTATTATTCTTGCTATCGTTATCGACTTCGATAAAATGATTGCCGCCTCCCAACGTGCCGCAACTTCTTTTCAGCCAATCTATATTTTTTAACTGTTCCTTGCAATGCAATTTTTCAATAATATCACTTGCGACAGATGAGTTTTCTTCTTCATGAACTTTTCTACCACTTGGAACATATTCTCTAATGATGTTATCTAATTTCTCAAAATCAATATCAATATTCCCCAAGTTTGTGGTAATCATCCCACAGCCTATGTCAACTCCAACAATGTTCGGTATTACTTTTTCTCCTAAATCAGCAGTAAACCCGATAACACACCCTGCTCCTGCATGAACATCTGGCATAATTCTTATCTTGCAATCCGAAAATGCTGGCTGTTTTACAAGCGTATATATCTGATTTAATGCTTCATGTTCTATATTTTCTGTAAATATTTTCAAATCAGCCATGATACGTCCCCCTTTCCTCTGATAATCAGCAATCATTATTTTAGCTGTAATATACTGTTTTGTGGCACAAAGGGCATTCACACTTGTAATTGTCACCTTCTATTTGATTTCCGCAATATTGATATTCAGTCTTTTCCGCTTCAAAAACGGTTTTGCAATTCTTACACTCAAACTGCAAAGGCTTTCTTGCGTATCTCAAATCGCCATTTCTAATTATCTTCATTTCCAATGCACCTTGAACCCTTTCTTCTTATACTCCTCTACGGCTTTTTTAAGGCTCATATCGTCCTCATACTTTTCATTCAGCATAATCACCACATTGCCTTTTTCAATACCGTATATGTTGCAATTTGCAAGTTTCTTAGCCGTTCCAAGAATAGCTTTTGTCTGCTTTCGGCTCATTTCATAGGTTTGGGTTCCCATATTAACTATCATTTCTCATAAACTCCTCAAAATCTTCCATACATTTATAACACAAGTCGTATGTGGTATTTAAAATGCCATTCCTTGTAATGGAATTTCCACAAAGTATTCCTTTTTTAATTTCAGTACCACAACGATCACAAGTACACCATTCTTTTT